CACACAACTGAAAAAGATGGTAGTTAAAAACCCTCTTTAAATAAAACGAAAGAGGTAAAAACCAAAATTTGACCATATGTACAGGCGAGAACGTCTGACTCTTAAAGGTGCAACCTAGCTAAAAGCCTCGAGAACAAATCCCGAGGTAAAATACCAAGATGCTCTTAAAGAGCGAGAAATGTTCTCACGCCGCGCTAACAGCGTACGTGCAGGTCACTTGCACGATTATACACATACCTATGTTTCCATAGTTGCATGTGCATTATCGAATCTTTAAAATAAGATCACAGAAGTAAGATTCTTACGACACGAAATCTGTGAAATTTATATGAATGATATAATGTAAAAATGAAAAATCGCTTACGGAGAAACCTCAGTCAAGACATACTTGTAGTAAATGGGCACCCCTGTGAAGAAAAACAGAGACCAATCCTCACCAACTGCATCATACTGCCAAAAAGCAGTAGAGTAACGCGAAGGATTTGCAACAAGCGATGGTGCATTAACGTCAATAGTGTTGACAGTATGCGAATTACAATCCAAATCTTGAGCCTGGATAGTACGCGCAGCTGAAAACCTCTTTGGCCGATAATATGGAAATTCCACTTCAATGGTATTATTAATACCTAAATTAGTGGCGGTGCTTCCATTCTGTGATTCAACTCCGAAACGTGAAGTCAAAGTTTTCTGAATGACTGAATCACTTGCGTCAAAACTCACTTCATTGGTAAGAGAAGCTCCATTGTTTTTTCCCCTGAACCCTAAACGAGTCACAAGAGGAGTCTGTCTGGAAGTAGGGGCAGAAAAACAATATTTCTTCCTGTACGATCCTCTCACACCCGCATAAGAAGGCGTGAACCAAGAACTGAAACTAGTGGGACCGACTGTCAAAAATGTCTCACCACCAAGACCTCTATCAATGCCTCTTGGATCATATCCAGGATAATACGGCATATTCTTGTTCCTCAAGCTGTTAATGCGAATAGATTCTTCATTCGCAGCACTAGGATACCAAAAACGAGTAAAAGCATAACGTTTGCATAACTCGCGTATGGAACACGGTGGGTCACCATAATAAACAAGATAAGTGGAGTCTTCTTGAGTAGACTTGCTGGCAATGGTCATCAATTCATTGGGTGCAGTGGGTTTGTCCGATTCAGTGATGTTCCCGGTTTCAGTATTGGAAACTCCACTTTGAGATTCCAAAATGTCTAAGTCCAATTGAGCGCGTGCATTACGATCTGGAAACAAATGAAAAGAATTAAGCTTTTCATTTGTGGGACCGGCAAATTTGAAATCATCACAAGCAGAAACAAACACGTTGAAACTAATGGGGGCGTCGACACTCGGACACACAAGGTGATTAAGAACGAGTAATTCTAAAATCCCATTGGATATGGCGTAGTCGGCAAGAAGTCTGGTTGTACCAAAATTAGAACCTACTGAATACGGCTCACCACACTGGAGCCAAGGTGCTGCTTGTCCCCAGCCAACGACAATTTCAAAATCATCGGTTTCCGCAATATCAATAACACGAGAATAATTTGTGTTGTAATCAACCGCAGAAGTGAATTGATTCGGATCCCATCTGGCTAAAATTCGGCCTTTATGGAAATCACTCTTCACTATTTGAAACCGGAATTTAATCGAACCTTGCCACTGTTCGAAACAGGCTGCCATGTGTGCAAGAGGTGTCATGTGAATTTCGCCTTGAACGTTGTCCAATTGTAAAGGTACAACTCGTGAAGTCCACAATAATGAATCAGGTGCATCATTGGCAGACCATGTAAATTGGGTAAGATAAGATTCTCTTTTCACATAATCGAGAATACCCATTTCATCAGTTCCATCAAGACCAACAGTACGTGAATCAACAGTCAACTCTGCTTTACTGTCCAAAGTGAGCTTCATGGCACCATCAGCGGCATCAGTATTGGCTAAATTCCCAGTGGGAGAAGGCTTAAATTGCTGTATGTCAGTAATGATATTGGGTCTTGAGTATCCAAACAATTGAGCGACTCGACTTGTGGCAGAAGCTCCAATTTGAGTAGCCGTCATGTATGGACCAATCACAGGGAGCCGAGCTAATGCACCAGCTGCTTTAGCGACAGCTGTAGCAGGCTTGGAAATAATACCTGTCCCATACTCATCCTGTGCATTGATGGTACTAGCCCGATCGGAATCAGAAGCCTTCTTCCCACGTCTACCACTCTGTGATTGAAGTGGAGGATCAGAAGTAGTAGGTATGGTGAGGACAATATCTTCAGCCCAAATGTAAGTAGTCACAGTCACAGGATCGTCTCCGCCATTCGCATGGAGAAGGTTACCGAAGGAAGATATAGTAATGTCTCCCATTTCTCTGTAGTTTGCAGCCGAAATACTAAAATAATTATTCGGCCAAAAGAATGGTAAACAAAGTTCTCCTCCTGTATTCTTAGTGGGATTCAAGAAAAAATGTGGCTTTTGAGAAGCAGAAATCAAGTCCTGCGGGATGAAGTTCCTTTCGACGGTTACCTGGTCACCTATGGTGTAAGGATTATAGGAAACCAAGGCACGACCATAGTGAAATTTCGTTCCCGAGATTACAGTCTTAACGTGCAACTTCATACGAAGCAACTCGTAATTCTTAATTTTATCTCGAACAAAAGGATTTTCACAAAAAGAAGTCCAAGGATTGAACTTGTAAAAGAAAGGTTGTCCCACGATCCAGGATTGCGCAGACTGGCGAATAGGTCGTTTAAGAAAATTTCCTAATTCACTGTCCGAATTGTTTGCTAAATCCATGGTTGGGTCATAGTAGCCTACTTTTTCAGTGGTCCAACCGGAATCCTGGTCTGCAAAAGAAGTTATCTGCTCGGTGGTCATTGAAGCAGTTTCCGTTTCTTTTGTCCCGGGTGGGGGCTGATCATCAGATACAACACCCGATTGCGAAATAAGGACACGACTCTCAAGATCAGCAATTCTTTTCCTTAGTTGAGATACATGTCGGTACTTCTTAGCAAGTCTATCTTTTAGATCCTTGTTAATGGATCTGAGGCGTGAAACCTCTTCCAACTCGTCAAAAGATTTGACTCGATGGACTCTTCGCAAAGCGATACTTGTTTCGATGCTTTTACGGAGGGCATCGTCCTCCACTATTGTATTTAAAGTAGTGATGTTATTTATAAATATTATGTGCGGTACATCAATCGACAACATAAAAGTGCTATTTTGTTGGGCGTCACCCCTCCGCTAAACAACGGATATATACATGACTATTTACGTAGCTGTCCACAAAACAAAGGTAATTCAGAACCTAATATATATGTGCGTTATACAAACGCAAACAACTATTTTTAGCTTATACAACGCATAGTTACGGTGTATACCAGTACAAAGCCCCGGTATTAAGCTATAGGGTCCGACTCAAGGTCGAACTTCTCGCGGTACCATTGAACGCGTTCATCATAAGTCATGATCGGGCCAACATATCCCTGGATTCCAGAAACACGCGCAACCTCCTCAAGTTGTGATTTACGTTCAGTGTATACTTCTCGGCCAGATTCAAAGTATTTAAGTGCCACATTTTGAATAGCCTCCCCGCTAGATTGCTTCATAGTCAAGACTTTAGATCTTAAATGTGTATGCAACATCTTTGCGATGGAGTCCGGTTCAACGGGCGACCTGAATACACCGAGTTCCTCATCCTTTACAGCGAAATGCTTTAAAAACGAAGCATCGCTTAGGTTAACGTAGGGAACTGATTCGGCGTCCTTGTCAGCCATAGTGTACTTAATTCCAACCTCAGCGAATTTCTCCGCGATAGCTGTGTGGTTGAAATCCTCAAAGCCCTTCCTTACCGTACAAATCATGTCATCACCGTAGATGATGAGCGATACTGTTCCACCAAACAAAGGTATACGCCACCATCTTTTCTCATATGCAATGGCGTAAAACACGTAACGTAAATACAAAGAATTCACGATACTGTTGATGATAACGGTTAGAGGGTGTCCAGAGGGATTAGATCCCATAAACTGTACGAGGGTACCGAAGTAATCGTAGGTAGGATAACAGACTTCCGTTGCAAGTCCTCTCATAATAATGAGGTCGTCATCGCTGTAATTCCCACTTTTCTCCGCGAGATTAATTAAAATCTTAAAAGCGGCAAGCATGAATTGGGGGCTCATGCGTGCATCGAACTTGGCATAATCGCCAGCGATAGCACGTTCCCAACCAAACCTACCGATGTGGTCCCACAGCTCTGTCCAGTCGGGGGACTGGACAACTGTGCCAACAGCACATTCAGTTATGATTTTATTGCGCTGAAACAAAGCAGCGAGCGTCAGGTAATACCTTCGGACACAGAAAGTAAAGGGAAGGCTCCCTGCCGCAAAAACCCTGACCTTGTCCTTGGTCATTTTCTGGGGCTCATCTTTCAATGATGCCTTGAAAACGGAATTTATGGCTTCACCCCTGAGTAAACGCCTCTCCAAATCTGCCACTTCGGCAAAAATTGAAGGATCCATATCGCGGGGGCAATTAATCCCCGGAACAATACGGTGAGATTTTTTAACAAATTGTGTCTTCGGTCCGCTCCCAGGGAAACCGATAGAAGTGTCAAAATTCATAGCGTTAATCCCCAGTGCCCCGTCAAATCCTGCAAGATTAACATCATCTGAGATGATACCAACTTGAGCGATCTCTGAATCGGGGAGGGCTTCGAGCTGAGTTTCATAGTCTACTACAGATTGGTGCAAGAACTTAGTCTTAAACCTAGTAGCAGTATTAGTTTTCTCAGCTAAATCCACATCTTTGTGCCTACGGGCACCCATGTCCTTAGGTTTCTCGTGCTTCTTTTCGATCTCCATGATGTCTGTTACGGCATCAGAAATGATAGAAGTCACAACCCTGCTGGAAGGGGTGCGGCGAGCTTTCACAGAATGAGATCCAAGAACGTTGATTTTCGCGGTGGGTCCGAGATCGTTCGTGGGGCACTTCTCATGCGGTGCTCTCAAAGGTCCATATTCAATGCCCATGGAGTTCGTGACAAGCGGAGATGCAGAATGTGAAACCAAAGTGCCTGGAAGGTCTTCCAGTCTCTCAATGGCCTCATAAATCTGCTTCCGCGTCAAAACACCAGCAGCACCAGTAGTACCGCGTCCAGCCAAATGATGGCCCAAAATGAAAGGCATGCCCTTCGCTTCGGCAATGAGAGTAGACATGCACATGCCACCTTCGGTTTCACCAGGAAAAGAATATTTCAATCCCTGGAAATGTCCACCTTCAGTGGTAACAACACGTTCTCTTGTAGCCATCATCTTGGGGTACTTGACGAGTTCACCTTCCTTATTGAACATCGCGAAACATTCAATCTTCTTGCCTTCATGAATATCCAATGGATAATAATCGACAAGGTCCTTATGTAATCCCGCTCCTGGACAATACCAAACAGCAAAGTCTGATTTTGGTATGTGGACTGAAGTTGCTCTGTCCAAGGGCATGTTCTCAAATGTGTGTCCCCCTATTTTACGCAGAGTAACGAACTCTGTGTTCCTGGTAACCATGTGATTAGGCAAAAGGAGGACATTACTTTTAAGAGGTACGACGTTACAAAATTTTCCGTCGGGTTTCTGGATGACCATAAGTTTCTTGCCAACCAGTTGTGCGAGATCTTCGGGAGAAATGGTTCTCGACTTCCGGGTAATACCAGCATCACCGTATAAATATAGGCGTTCACGATTCTTAGTATCCCAGTGTTCAATTTCGGTTTGCCATGGTTTCTCATTGACCTTGATAGGTACAGGTTTTGAAGCCTGGGCAGAGGGCAGTTCCCTCCACCTTTTGGCCAACTTAATCAATATACCCCAAAAACCAATTGTAAACAAAAAGTATGCAAACCGCATCTTCGTTTTCCAACTCAAATTCATAAAATATTGAGAGGGTAAAGGTACATTGGCAAACTTTTTAATGACGTTGCGGCGAACCGAGCAAAATTGGTCATAAACGTAAACAGCGTAGGTGCATGTGATCAACAAAACCATCCAAGATCCATGGATATGCACTACTGCATCGTATCCAAGTGTCAAGACAACACAAATGATGTAATAACCAATGCTCTTATCTACAATATTTGACAACTTATCTCTCATAAGGTAAGCAATGATAGCCGATCCATATTGAGATTCAATCAGAGATTGCAAGAAATTATTCAGCCACGAAATGCAGCGAATTTCAAGCGCAGTAAGATAGGCGACAACTTCAACCAAGTAGGGAATTCCACCCTGAGACTCAAGTACGCAGTTGCACATCTCTTTTGGCATTCCACACTCACACAATTTCATATCGGTCAACCCCTTTTGAGTTGCAACAAAGGCCTTTTGCTGTGCGAAATGTTTAGCAGAGCTTTCCTTAATCCAACGCAATAAAGTTTGCATGTCAATGTCAATCATAGGCTTACCCTCAAATTCGATCGGAGAATAAACAATGCTACGGGTTTTCCCAGAATTGAATTTGTCTCCTGTAGTGTTATCCCTATAACGGGGTGTTTCAACAGTAAACAAAGCGTAATCCGGAAAGTAATCCGTTGCCATGTGAGTAATCAAGGAGGGATCCAACATTTTGGTCCCAGGCTTGCAATACTGTGGTTTGACACGTTGAGTAATTGTGGCCTCGAAGCGACGCACAATCGAAAGTGGGTCATTGGACAACTGATTACACATCAAGTCTTTGACGTTTGTTGTTACAGTGACTACCTTTGGCTCAATCATGACTTTGCCTTTCATCTCGGCATTAGCATTAAGGGCTGCCATGGGATTGTTATTCAAGAACATAATGATGGGAGTCGTGGGTGATCCATCAGTCCTATCCAACGCAGTGTTACACATATCATCAAAGATGACCCCCTCGTGGTAAGTGGAAAATTCAGATTGAAATTTATCTTCGGTGTTCAAAGATACCACAGCACGATGACTGGAGTCATAACCATTAGACTCCAATGAAAAACGGGTTACCGCATTGGCGATAGCGGTTTTTCCAACTCCTGAATCACCAAAGAAATTGAGGGCATACGGTTTGATGCGGATACCATCTTTCTTTGATAAAAGTCGCGAAGATTGAATGTCCCGCAGTTTGGCAAGCCTCTGAGCATAATAATTCCTCTCACTCTCCTTACATGTGTTCAAGTATGACAAAGAAGTTTCAATGCACTCATGAACGTAACGATCATAAACTTCATCATCAATCTCAGCCTTGCGACCGAGATCAACATGAACTTTTTGGGACAGAATGAAGGTGTATCTATCATCATAGGCGTTCTTTGCTTCCGTAGTAAAGAAGGATTCGATACTTCCTAACTCGATAGCTAAGCACAGCTTGCTAATGAATAATTTAAAAAATCCACCAGTCTTCTCAAGGAGTTGGACGAAGGAGACTTGTTTTCTCAACGGTTCCAAAACAACCAAAGATGTTCCCTTGTAAACCCAATCGATCTTTTTCATAAAACCTAACGAAATGACCATACGAAATAATTCGGTCAATTCAGCGAATATCTCACTTTCTTTAACCATTGTCCAGTACTTGGATATAATATCCGTAAAGTCCCAGTCGGCCAAGACGATGTTAAATTCGCGTAAAATCTCCTTAAATTCCAACCAATGTTCCTTGAACATATCAGAGAATTCAGCGGAGATCCAAACGGGGGAAGGGGATTTGCGCAATCCAGAACGAAAAGACCAGCTTTTAGGAGAAAAAACTTTCCAATCAAAGCTGGGTAAAGCAAAAGTGTAATCTTGCTTCACTTCTTCAATCTTAGTGCGGCCAAATCCCAAGATGCCAGTGGCCCATGAGGGCAAAGCAAGGTTGTAATCTTGCTTGAACTCGTCAAATTTAGTTCGACTGGCTTTAAAGATGCCAGTGGCCCATGAGGGCAAAGCAAGGTTGTAATCTTGCTTGAACTTATCGAGTTTAGTTCGACTGGCTTTAAGGAAGTTGGTGACCATGTCAGGTGCACCATATGAGGGCCTCAACGACCTTCTAAGCCCTGCCTGAGATTCCAGAGGTTTGTTAGCGTTTTTGACGCGCTGTATCTCTTTCTTCTCAGCTATGCGAGCTTCCTTATCTCGCAAAGCGCGATTTTTCCTATCGCGCGCTTTCTTTTTATTCTTTTGACGGACGATGTACTTACTTTGACTGTAACCATTTTGACTTTTCATAATGGTGTATTCAATGGCACAACGGTACAGTACTAACATATTAATAAAGGGGAAGAATTTGTAAAATCCTCTCCAAGTACGATACCATTGGCCGTAAGTTAGCAACAACAGAATAAATGCGCTTCTTCGATTGAATTTAAATTTCACGAAGCGCCTTGTCCTTGCCAAGTAACAGGCTAGGACGAAAAAACCAAAGACAGCACCAATTACTATCGGCCATTCGAAATAAAATTGCATAGGAGTGGGCTGCATATCACAACCAGCTTCTTCAACAACATACGAATAGTCAAATTCATCAGCACTGACGGCTGAAACTATTACTAATAAAAGCAATAGCCAGATTCCCAGGTCGTTCAAATTTGATTCCTCTCCCCAGAAGACTTTCATAATTTAAATGGGAATAAATGCTAACCTCAACGGGCTAAACTAAACCAAGAACTTCTCGTCTCAGTCATATCAATAAAACAACTATAGAAAAACACTCAACTCGACAACATAGGCAAGGAAAATTTAGGTGACCAGACCTCCACGCGCTGGTATTTGCGTGGTAAACTTGCATAATGTCTCGTATATTATTTACTTATAGCATGGGCACGGTAGTGTCGGCTTAATTGCACCTAGTGGTCCGATTCTTCCTTCATGTTTGTTAGATCTACATCTTCGTTCAACCCTACTGCGGGTGAAGATGGTTAAAACGAAATCAATACACAAAGGTGGGATTCCACCGAGTAACAAAGCCATGCAAGCTTTAATAATTCAGTCATTTCACGTCAATTCATGAAATTTAAAATCCTATACTAAAACCAAGAAGCAACTCGCGCATTTTAAACGAACTTACTTGGAACAGCATAAAAGGGGGGTTGATTTACAACGGAGTTGACTCTCCGGGGTGATAATCTGAATAGGTTGATACACAACAGTTACAACTGTGTTACTCAAACAATCATCTCTTTAATTAGCCAAAGTTTCAATTTCGGATTGGTAACTGAATATCATATTAATTACATTCTTATAATCTGTAGCTTAAACGTTAATCTGAACTACAGGTCTCTTGAATATACAAAGCAAATGTGATTAGGGGGTTCTACCCCTATTCAACACGTCTTTATATAGTGAACAAGAGCAGAACAAGATCTGCAATGAATATGTAT